CGCCCATCCACCTCGCCAGTTCACCAAACCATTCTTTTCTTCATGGATCAACCGAACAAAAGCGACGATTGATCCCGAAGAAAGCTGGAAACCAACAACCATCTAAACACACATGAAACCAAAACTAGTCCAAAAGTGGGAAGAACTCCCACCTGAAAAATCAGTCCCAATCCGTAGCAATACCGAACAAGCTGCCTTGTCTCTGATGATTCAAGACAACGAAATACTCTCGACCCAGAAGTGGGAAGCCTCGTATTTCGCTTTAGAGAACCACAGATTGATTTTCGAAGCACTCCAAGGGTTCCATAGCCGAAACGGAATCTGCGACGAATTTACGCTCATTTCAGAGCTAGAGAACAGAGGAACACTTTCTCACATCGGAGGAGAAGATGTAGTCCACGATTTGCTCAAGTGCATGAACATCCCCTCAGGGAAGGTTTGCCAAGACATCGCCAATGATTACCGGAAGGAACTACGCGAAGCCAAAATCTACCGCGATCTCATCCAGAAATGGGAAGCTATGGAACACGACATCCGACGAGGCAACGCGAATGTCAATGAGTTGGCGGAAACGATAGAATCAATTTCGCACGATGGTTCTGCCACAAAACGAACCAAGAAGGATATGCTCAACCAAATCATCGATGAGATGGAAGGTAAGAGTAAGCAGGAATGTTTCGGAACTGGAATACTCAAACTTGATAGAACTCTAAAAGGTGGGCTTCACAGAGGGGAATTGATGACGGTAGCGGCTGAAACTTCAGGAGGAAAATCCATCCTCCTAGTCCAGTCTGCTGTAGCAAACCTGCTGGATGGGAAGTCAGTCCTGCTTTTCTCACTAGAGATGTCTGGTGAAGATGTGTTCAAGAGGATAGCAGCAAATATGGCGGGGGTTCCCATCCGCGAGATGGAAGACTACAAAAGTAAATATGGATCAGAGCTTCCGAAGATTTCTCAGACTATCGTAGAATTGTTAAAGATGAAGATCACTGTAATTGATTGCGTTTATGACATTGATGAGATTGAAGGAGAGATAGCGAGAGCCGCCGCTTGTGGGGAAGCGGATGTGGTTATTGTTGATTATCTGCAAATCATCAATATGCCAGACAATGACAATAGGGAGAACGCAATCTCTGAAGCAGCGAGAAGGCTAAAGAATGCGGCTGGGAAGCATAGGGCAGCTATATTAACAGCATCGCAGTTAAATGATGATGGCAAATTGAGAGAATCAAGGGCTATTGGTATGCACTCCGATCAAATTGTTTATATTGAACACTTCAAAGAGAGGAGTAGGATTGTGGTGAAAAAGAATCGTAGAGGGCCAAGAAACTACTTAATCGACATAAAAATGAACGGTGAGCTATCTAAGATGGAGGAAGTCTGGTGAATACTGAAGAAGCATTTACTAGAGCATCAAGGCTTTTGGATAAAGCTAATAGAATCTGGAAAACAGAAGACAAGCCAAAGTATTCTGACGCAGAGCAAGCATACCAAGAAGCTGTGACGATCAGAGATCAATACTTCAATGACAGAAATGTATTGACATGCGATCAAGTGAAGATGTAGTTTCGGATTCCGTGAAAACTATATTCACATTGATCGACAATCTCCGTTGCTATAACTTATGGAGGCGTGGAGATGAGAATGTTGATACGCCAAACCCAACACAGATTGGTATATGGATAGAAGAAATTTGTGATGAAGCAGAACGCATGGCGATCGAAATAGAAGAACTCAAGAAATCACTCAATCAACTCCAGTCAGAACGCAATGAGGCACTGGAGGCTTTGAATGAAGAAACTAAGTTTCATAACCGAACCCACTCAGAGCTAGCTCAAGCTCAATGCAAGTTGATGGATGTAACGCAAGCTATAATCGCCACACTAGAAGAAAATCGACACCTAGCAGATGGTGACGATTGCACGCTAGCTAAACTTAAATCAGTAGTCCCAGACTGGAAATGAACTCAAGAGCTAAAGGAGCAGTCGGCGAAAGAGAATGGCGTGACCAACTTCGTAATGAAGGATTCACCGCCCGTCGAGGTCAGCAATTTGCAGGAGGCCCAGATTCCCCAGATGTTATCTGCGAGGAATTGTCTGGACTCCACATGGAGGTAAAGCGAGTGCAGAACCTCAATCTTGACAAAGCCTGCGAACAAGCAGAAAGAGACTCTCGCGGCAAACCATACATCGTGGCGCACCGCAAAAACAATAAGAAGTGGAAGGTTACAATGCCATCTGACCTTTTCTTCTCACTGCTCCGCGATGGCATCGACTCCCTTAAAAAATGAAAAAACCAACTACTAAAGCAGGCAAAGCGGCGAAGGTGGCTAAAGTTATGCGAGAATTTAAAGCTGGAAAGCTCAAGGCTGGCATCGACCCTAAAGGCCCAAAGAAGGCTCCTATGGCTAAGAGCCGTAAGCAGGCTGTCGCAATCGCGCTTAGTTCTGCTGGAGTCTCAAAGAAGAAAAAGAAATGAACAGCCAATTTAGCGTAGGTGATAATGTGTCTAAAGTTGGCGGCGATTACCGATTCGATGGAATCGTGAGAGCCGTCTTTGCTAAAGGGTCAGGAGTAATCCGTCTCGTTGTGGAAGATGACAGGGGCATCTTGCATATTTATTCAGAGAAGAATTTAGAAAAAAAATCCTAATGGAAAAGCGATTCAAGAAAGTTGTAGTCAATCCCAAGACTGGACGGAAGAAGACAGTCAAGTATGGGCAAAAGGGCGCGACGATTTCACCGGGAACGAAAAAAGGCGATTCTTACTGTGCCCGTTCCGCCAAAATCAAAGGTGATTGGAAGTCTAACCCAAATTCACCAAACGCACTTTCCAGAAAAAAATGGAAATGTCGCGGTAGCAAATCGATGAAATGATCTTCTCAAAGATCGCACCTTTACCTACGCACAGATATGTCTTGGTGGATACAGTGTTCACGCACAAAACCCCGTGCGGATTCGTCGAAGCAATGTGGGTCGGAGTCACCAGCATCCCAGGAAGAGCGTGGGGAATCAATGTCATATTGCGCGATGGTGGGTGCCTATATCGTAACCTCCCTCCTCATAGCATTTCATTTGGCAAAAATAATCCTTTGGCATGGAGTATTCAGAATGCTCAGCTTTGGGACTGCTACTCATACCACTTCACAATCGTCCAAAGCCCGATCCTGCGAGGTCTGCGGATGCGAGCTAAAGTCAGAGGAGAAGTCCTGACTGGAGAATACTTGTTCCATGTCACCCATGTTGATGATGGGTGGTCAGATTCCCCGGATCAAGATAAGGAGTTTTACTTTATCAAGCTCGATAATGGCAGGATGACTATCCAGCCGACGAACAGAATAACCTTCGTGGATGCTAGTTTTATCGTTACCGATAAAATCCCAGAGCTGAAGTTGAGTGAAATAATTTACTCTTGCGAATAAAAATCTCTTGACAGCGTGACAAGATGTGGTATAAGTTGGGCAACTGAAATGCAATTATGTGCCCAAAATGCAAATCCAAAAAAACTGGGATATACAACACCAGAAAAAACGATAATCACGGCGGGTCAGTCTGGAGGCGCAGAATCTGCAACTCTTGCTGCCATGTCTGGACTACCATTGAGGTGACACAAGATTATTTCGACAAAATAAACAACCAAGCAAACATATCAGAAAGAATTATTGAACTTGAAAAAACAGCTACAACAATCATTGAAAAAGTTAGAAAACTTCATTCATGAAGCAGAGATACCTGTCATGTTCATGCTATTTGCGATAGCTATAATCCTTGTAGCTTGGAATAGTTGCAAAGCAAGCAAGGCAGATGCTCAGAGCAAATGCCCTTATTGCGGACATCAAAAAGAGAATGAAAGATATATTTTTTGACCTGATGATTATGGTAATCATCTTCTACGCTATCACCATAATCGTATACCACTACGGCCCGAACCAATGAATAACCAACCTACACCGGAGACGGATGCGGAACACGCTCAATTCGCAATGGGCGGATTTACGCTGGACTTTTGCCGAAAACTTGAGCGCGAGCGCGACGAGGCGCGGGGCCTTGCTGATCGCTATCGGGTGGCTTTTTGTTCTGCAAAAGGGGACTTGGTTCCGCAGGTTTTTCCTTGGGAGGAGGCGAAATGATCGATCGACTTACACCAGAGACGGATGACGCAGCACAGCCGTCCAGCCTACTGCAATATGAAACTGTAAATGCAAACTTTGCTCGCAAGCTGGAGCGCGAGCGCGACGAGGCGCGGGAACTGGCGCGGGAGTTTCGGGATGCGCTGGTTAGTATTGAGGAATACTGGAACCGCGACCAGAACGAAACCGCGATGGCTGACGCTTGTTGGCACGCAGTCAACGTGGCGCAGGATGCCATTGCCAAAGCCAAGGAGGTGCTCCATGAATAACAGACCTACACCAGAGACGGATGCGGCGAGGCACGACTTGAGCGATTACGGCTCACCCGTGCCTTGCTCTTGGGGAGATTGGATTCATGCCGATGTAGCCAGCAAACTGGAACGCGAGCGCGACGAGGCGAGGAAAGAAGCGGAATACTACCGCGAACGCTACGAGCAATTAAAGGAAGGGAAATGAGTATCTATGAATAAAGCAGAAGAAATAATACAAAACTACATTAAAAACAAATCTAACGGAAATTTAGATTTAAGTCACACCTCAATTACTTCTCTTCCAGAGAATTTAAAAGTAGGAGGAAGTTTGTTTTTATATAATAGTAAGATTACATCTCTTCCAAATGGTTTAAAAGTCAAGAGAAATTTACATTTAAGGCTCACGCCAATCACTTCTCTTCCAAAAGGTCTTAAAGTAGGAGGATATTTAGACTTGAGAAATAGTCTAATTGCTTCTCTTCCAGATGGTTTAGAGGTAGGAGGAGATTTAGATTTAAGTTACACAGAAATCACTTCTCTTCCAAAAGGTCTTAAAGTAGGAGGGTATTTGAAGTTAAGGCATACTCCAATCACTTCTCTTCCAAATGGGTTAAAGGTAGAAGGAAGTTTGTTTTTACATGATACTCCAATTATAAAAATCTCTCAACTTCCTCTAGATTTAGAAGTTGGAGGAGAGATTATTTCCGAGCACTTTAATAAGTCAGACTTTATTAAATATCGTGACGAGCTAACAAGAAACTATTGCCATCAAATTGGAGAAATGAGTATCCTAGAAGAAGCAATGTCCGTTACGAGCGGTGAGCGCCGACGAGACTACGACGCCGCTCTACCCAACCACGAGCGGATAGAGAGCCTGTGGAACGCATATCTGAACTGCCGAGCAAAAGACGCCGGAGAACCAATCTCCGCCTTAGACGCAGCCCATATGATGATCCTCCTTAAACTAGCTAGAGCCTGCAAGACGCCCACCCGCGATACCTATGTGGATATCGCAGGCTACGCAAGATGCGCTGCGGAAATTTCAGGCCTGGAATGAACACACTTAAAGACTATATCACCTCCAGAAAGCTAGACGAAACCAAAATACTAAACACACTTCAAGACCACGGAATCGTATCTGACAACTGTGTGACTTCCGAAGAAGTCGGTGACTCGGGGAAAGCTGTGGCTTGGCTGGAAATAAACGAAGAAAAACTATGACATACGAACAACTAGAAGAAAAGATCCTGCGATGGTCATCAGACCGCGGGATACTCCAAAACGGAAAATCCACCTCCCAACTACTGAAAGCTATCTCAGAGATGGGAGAACTGGCGGACGCTCATGCCAAGAACCAACCGGAAGAGATCCAAGACGCCATTGGAGATATAGTCGTCTGCCTAGTGAACTACTGTGCATTACAAGAAATAGATCTACTAGACTGCCTAAAAGGAGCCTATAATGTCATTAAATACAGAAAAGGTTACCTAACAAAAGAAGGTGTATTCATAAAAGAATGATAACAGGACGCTGGGATCACTCTACAAAGCCATCAAAATTCATCGTAAAATCGGGGAAGGAAGAAATCTACCGAGGCCCATTCAAAGATGGATACAGGATATTCCAAGAGAAAAGAAAGATTATCGGTAACGATAAAATGAAACAAAGAATAACTAGAGTAACGATAGTGGAAGAAGGTGAACCACTATTCTCTGAATGTGGTTACACTATCGAAATAGAAGACGAGGCCGCAGGCGAATATATTCAAGTCACAGATCATCACGATAACTGTAATAAAATCTCATTCAATCCAGAAGATTGGCCAGCAATCAGATCGGCCATAAATAAGATGGTAAAACTCTGCCAATGAGCTGGGACGAATACGGAATGCAGCTAGCCCAAGTCGCCGCCATGAAGAGCAAAGACCCATGGCAAAAAGTAGGCGCGGCCATCCTAAGAGAAGACAACACAATAGGAGGTATAGGATACAACGGCTTCCCGGCGGGAGTAAAAGAAGACTGGGAGAACCGAGACGAAAGAAGATTACTTGTAGTCCACGCAGAACAAAACGCGCTAAGATACCTAAAACCCGGAGAAGGAAAGACACTCTACTCCACCCTCCTCCCATGCAACGACTGCCTAAAAACAATAGCCGCCTACCAAATAAAGAGAGTCCTCTACAAGGAAATCTACCAAACAGATTCATCCTCCCTACTCACAGCATCCAAGCTAGGCATAGAACTAGTCCAATACACATGAACCAGAACCAAAAATCCCGAATCGCCGACCTAATCGAAGAAGTCATCAAGGCATCCAAATCAGACAAAGAATCCCTAGATAGAATCCACTACCTCGGCCACATAGACAGAAGCCAGAAACAATACCGAGTCTACCTAACCTTCACAGAAGCCAAAGCACCCATATCAGACAGAAACCTAGACTAGGGACATAAAGCATAGCATGGGACATTAGCTAGGGATATTGCAGTAACCACATAAAACTGGAACTCTCATTATCGTTACCGATAACATGAATACAAAACTGATAAACGGCGACTGCCTGCAAGAGATGGCAAAAATTCCAAATGGAAGCGTAGATATGGTGCTATGCGATTTGCCGTATGGTACAACCGCCTGCAAGTGGGATACGGTGATACCATTCGAGCCTCTGTGGGCGGAATACAAGCGTGTATGCAAGAAGAACGCGGCGATAGTGCTCACCGCCACACAACCCTTCACATCGGCACTGGTGATGAGCAACCCGAAATGGTTCAAGCATGAATGGGTGTGGCACAAGTCGAAATCGGGAAGTGCCTTCACCGCCAAATATCGCCCGCTCGCAAGACATGAAAGCGTGCTGGTATTCGGGAAAGGGCGAGTCACCTACAACCCGATCAAGCGCGAGGGCAAGCCATACAAACGGGCAAGAATCGCAATAGGAGATAAAATCAACAATCACAAGATTGGTTTTAATGGAACGGGCATCTTCACCGAAAACGACGGCTTCCGCTACCCCGAAAGCGTGATCTTCTTCCAGCAGAAATGGAGGCGACAAGATCAGGTGCATCCGACGCAAAAGCCCGTGGAACTCATGGAATACCTGATCCGCACCTATACAAACGAAGGTGAAACCGTGCTCGATAATACGATGGGCAGCGGAACAACAGGAGTAGCCTGCAAGAAGACAAATAGAAACTTCATAGGCATAGAGCTAGACAAAACATACTTTGACATAGCCTCAAAACGAATAGCAGAGACTATGGGAGGACGGAGAGCGCAATAGAGAAGGAAAGGCAAAAATCGAGTTTGTGTCGCTGTTGGGAGAGAAGCGAGTATAGCACGGCAAGAGCAGGTATAGAGCTTTCTGTCGCTGTGGGGACGGAGAGCTAGGTGTAGCAAGAAAACACCAAAATGGGTTCTGTCTCGCTGTGTAGGACGAAAGACTAGGCAGCACCAGAAACATGGGTTTAGGGGTTTGTCTCGCTGTGGGGAGTGCTACGCTTATGGATTTTGCCTGCAATCTCGGCTGTGTGGGGGAGGGTGCCACCGCCGTCGCCCTCCTACCAGAAAAGAGATTGCTTTGAGTCCCTGCCCCCCTATGCTCACGGCTCCCTGTCGCTGTGCATAGTGTCACCCCTCCCGTCAGCGTGGAGTGGTTGTATATAGTGAGACGGGAAAGCGGGCCGTGATATTGCGATTGATAACTTCAGATAATGTCATAGCGTCGATAGTGGAGCGAATCGGTGTCTCAACAAGCATGGTTGCTCGGGTTGCTCAGTGACATTGGCATGGGAAATGCTAACAAAAGAAGGTTGACAAGCTGGCATGGGAAATGCTAGCCTGACACTAGGAAAACGGGAGGGGAAGGCAATAGGAAAACCCGTGAAAATAAATAAAGAAAAGTGTTGACGATTGAAAACGCCCATGCGAATATCTCACCCGTGCGGAATGGAATCACCCCCGCACAACCGCTCTCAACCTACCTCCGCAGCCTTTCCGCCCTTGGCAATCTTGCCATGCGTGTCGTGCAATTTATTTTTTGCGCGGTGCGTTTCGCACGCTCATGTGAGCGTGTGAGGGTTTGATTGGTTTGCGTGCTAGGCGAGCATTAACACACATGAAACTCGAAACTAAAATCCGCCAGCTAATCACTGAAGCCAACCCTGACGCAAACGCCCGCTTTGATGTCGTCGCCTTTGAACTATGGGGAAATCCCCGCGAGGGATTTGAAACAAACTCCGCTTGGTTTCTCTCAACGAACGCCGACGCCGATCAGGTCTTGCAAGATGCAAGGGGGCGTTGGGAAGTGTTCAAAGCTAACTATCTCCCTAGGGCCCGCGTCTGTGATATTACTGACACGGGATTTGATTCGACTCTATCTCTAGAGGTTGATTCCGTCCCTTTCCTAGAAATTCGCATCGCTTAACCTTTACCCATATACACACATGAAAAAACCAAAACCATGAAAACCACAATCGAAATTATTAAAACCGCACTCAGCCACGCTGGAACCTACCCCTTCCGCCAAGAGTCTTGCTATCGTGATGCCGATGCCGAACGCAATTTACACGGTCGAACCCATTTCGCCGATCCACAAACGCGAAAGTTTTTCAAATCCCGCATTCTGGACGCTAGCGTTTCGCATGACGGGCTTGTCTATTGGCTTATTGAAGCCAACCGCTCGAAGCCATACGAATCCGCGAAAAACAAACGATTCGTCGCGTTTGATGTTTTCGGAACGCAACTTTTCGACGGGGATTCGTGGCATAAAACCAGTAAGGCCGCGTTGAAGGAAGGTAGTGAATGGCTCGCCTCTTTTGATGCAATCGCACACACGGAAGCGGCTTTGCGTGCTAAGGCCGCTCGTGACGCTGAGAATGCACAGGCTACCTTTAACGCCCTCGCAGGAGTCTAATCCATGAACTACCCGATCCGCCTCCGCCGTTATGTGCGCCTCCGCCGCACGCTATTCGCTCGGTCTTGCGCGCTTGTCTTGATTCTCACGGCCTTGTTTGTCCAGCTTGTGACTATCTTCGCCGACTAACCTAGTCCACTCGCAGGGGATTCCGTCCGAACCGGCTTCCCCTTTGCTCGCTAATCGCCCCGCAATCGCGTTTTCTCCACTCTTCCGCACCCTTACCCTTCCCGTGCTATCTTTCGCGCTAGTTTCCTACTTTATCGGTAACGAGACCGCCTGCACTTCCCTCCACTCTGCTTTTCTCACTCTGCTTCTCCCCGGAGCATAACCAAAAACCAAAACCAAAACACATGAAAACCACAAACTACACACCCGGCCCATGGGAACCTGACATTCGCCTTGCACAAGCTATGGTCACGGATTCCAACGGCAACGCGATTGCTGATATTGCACGGCATGAGTTCAGCGCAACTGATCAAAGCTATGCCGATGTATGCATTGCAGCCAACGCCCGCCTGATCGCCTCCGCGCCTGATCTGCTTTCTGCTTTGCAGGAAGCCTACAACGCAATCGCTTGGGATATCCCAGGTGGGAACTTGTCTGACACGGAGGAGGAGGCTCTACTTGATACCATCCGCGCCGCCATCGCCAAAGCCGAAGGGAGGGCGGAATGAAAATTGTCAATTTCCAAAATCCAATTCAAGCAACAATGCTTCGTTGGGGTTCGCATCCCGTCCCTGATTGCACTATGATTCCGGGCGAATATGTCCGGGTGGGCAAGCGCAAATGGGCGGTATGGCTTGGCTCCTCGCCTTCCGTAAAGTATATTTACCTAGTTCCGAAAGCCCGATAGCCTATTCGGGGGAGTCCGACCCTCCCCTGATTAGCCCTCTGCTATGGCTTCTTTTTCCTCGTTTGGGATTGCCGAACTCTCCTGCACTTCGTCATGAGCAACCTCGATGGTAACATTGCGCGGCTCGTCTCTCTGCGGTGGCACAACATGCAGGCTGACCATTGCGTTGAGGCTGATGGCCCGTTCGTCCATGTCCTTGCCGTTCAAGCCGTAACTCTTTTCTGCGGCGTCGATGTATTGCTGGAAAAGCGTCATCATGCTCCTCAAGTCCTGCACTTTGCCCGTGACTTTATGCTCCAAGATCGCCTTCCGCATCTTCTCAAGTTGCTCAAAAGTAAAGACATGATGCTCCTCGATTCCGCTTGTCCGTCTCTCTGCTATACTTCTATCCACATTCCCCTTGGCAATGATCTGCACCTCTTCCGCTTTCTGGTGCAATCCAAATTTCGCACTCTTATTTTTCAGATAGGCATACGACATTCCTTCAAACTCAGGCATTTCCAGAATTTCCTTGTTAGTCTTACCAGCAAGGATGAGTCGCTCAATCTTCGGCCAGTCCCATTTCACGGGACGAGGTGGAGGCGGGATCATATTCCGCTTTTGCTTTTTCTTGGTAACATTGGCGGCAACCTTGGGAGTAACATTGCTATCTTCACTTGCGCTTTCGGTATCTTTGGACATGATTTGAGGCTAAATCGTCCACAAAAATATGTCAATTTTTATCCTTTCCCTAGAACAAAAAAGAAAAAACCAAAAACCAAAAACTAGCAGTAAAATCAACACATAAATATAGACAAACACATGAAAACTGAAATCCAAAACGGCACTTGCCTCCCGCCTGAGGCATATATTCGGCTTGCAAAACTGGCCGATTTCCACCCGAAATTCCGCTCGTCAGTCTACCCAAACGGGCGCATCGAAACCAAAAAGGAGGGCAAAAAATGAGAACCTACATGATGCACAAACAGCCTCCGATTTTCCGTTATAAGGATACTCCAGTCTCAATAAGAGAGACCAAACGGGAGATCATCCAAGCCCTGCAAGCTGTCTGCGATTCGTTCAAAGGAACCGATTCGTTGCTCCTCTTGCAATGTCAGTCAGCACTCAAGAAAGCGAGGAACCTATGAAGCCAGAAAAAGTAAAATCGAAGGTAATTGAAATAGCTAAACTTTGCATGGTTCACGATGAATCAACCGGATTCTATAAATCTCCTTGCCCATACGAAATCAATAAATTGGCAATGCAAATTCTTGAAATTCTAACGGAGGAAAAGGAATGATCTCGAAATTGATGGATACCTTGGAGTGGTCGCACCCCATGCAGCTTAATACCAAGCGCGGCCCTCGGCTCCTCAAGAAGTCACCAATCGGAAAAGCCTTCTGGAATGTCTACCGCGAGGATTCCGAAGGATATAAGAAGTTCTTCCGCGAGGTTGGCATGAGCATGACCAAGTTCTTTGACGAGTGGGAGATGGCTTGGTGGTCTGACGATCAGCTTAAGTTTAAATCAATCCCTAACGACAAACCCGCCGAGGTGGAACCAGAACTAGACTTGTCGGACTTGCCGCCACTTCTCCACCCAGAAGGATTGCTAGAATACCAGCTAACCTCAGTCCAGATGGGTGTTCGTTCAATGCAGAAATACAATCGGGTCTTACTCGGACACTCTACGGGCGTAGGAAAGACCTTCTGTGCGTTAGGTATAGCTAGAGAACTAGGCAAGAAGATTGCTGTAATCTGCCCGAAGCCTATTGTAACTGACTGGCATAGAGCCGCGAAAATGATGGGTGTAGAGACATATGAGGTTTGTGGCTGGGAGTGGACAAAGACAGGAAAGTCCAAGATGGGCCGCTGGGTGGATGATAAGAAGAAACAGTTCCGATTCATGCTCCCCGACGATTGCCTATTGGTATTCGATGAGGTTCACAGAGGAAAGGCGCCGGGCACTTCCCAGAACGCATTCCTAGTCAGAGATGCGGTAGTCCAGAATGTGCCGAGTATTGCTCTATCTGCTACCATTGCAGACGATCCTACTAAGCTCTGGGCTATCGGGCAGTTCTTGGGTCTGCACCAAGGCGAGAAAGACTATTTCCGTTTCTTATCACAGAACGGATGCAAGAAGACCGGATTCGGATTAAAGTATCAGGGGTCTGATTCTGTCCTCAAGAAACTCCACCACAGAATCTACCCAGATCGCGGGAACAGGTTAAGACACTCCGACCTCGGCGATGCCTTCCCCGAAACTCTAATCCACGCCCGTGCATTCGACATGGACTCAGCTAGGGAGATCGCAAATGAGTATGAAGAACTCTGCAACCGCATTGAGGAGTTGAGGATGCAAGAGAACTTCTCAGCCAATGTCCTAGCTGAACAGACCCGCGCTAGGCAGAGGATCGAGATGTTAAAAGCTCCAGCCGTAGCCTCGCTATGCCGAGACTTGGTAGAAGAAGGAAACTCAGTCTTCATCGCAGTCAATTACACAGAGACCCGTGAATGGTTGATGAATGAACTGGAGACTGATTGTGCGATCTACGGAGGACAGAACGAACTGGAACGCCGAGGTGCTATTGATAGTTTCCAGAATGATAAGGCTAGGATCATCATCGGGATCACACAGGCTTGCCGAGAAGGGCTGAACCTGCATGATACCAAAGGGAAGTTCCCCCGCATCTCCCTAATCATGCCAACGCCTTCGGCCTATGATCTGAAGCAGGTCTTAGGTCGAGTCCACCGAGCAGGTGGTAAGACGAAATCCGTCCAGTATATCATCTACGCCGCCCAAGTTCCTATCGAA